TCTTTTCTTGTTTTATCTGCCCATAGATTAAATTGTCTAGCATGTTGTGTGTCTGCAACGTAATCAACACCTTCAAGGATTAATTCTCCAATACCTTGTGGAATCTTGGTTAGTCCCTCAACAACACCTTCGCCCAGTTCTTTTGCCCAACCTTCATCGGTGCTTGGTTCGTTAAGATCGTCATCTATAACTTTGGCACTAGATATATCAAACTGAACTGCATCGTCTGTAACAACAGGTTCTTCTATTATTTTAGCACTAGACGCATCAAAATCAGGTTCTTCTACAAGTTTAGCTGTAGAGGGATTAAACTCAACCATATTTTTTCCTTTTTACGGATCGACAAATTCACCATTTGTATATCTTTTCTTGACACCATTTCCATCTATATAAATTTTACCTTCTTGAAAACTGGTGCTACCATCACCCTCAAGAACACCACCTGTATCTTTCGCAAATTGATCTAAAAGTTCTTGTGTTTTTGTTGCTATAGCTTCTTTATCTAGTCCAGTTAATCCTTTTTCTGTTTTACTTAAAGCGGCAATAGCTGGTTTGGTAATACCTTCGTAATAATAATAAGCTTTTTCTGTTGCGTCTGAATCTATAGAACCATCTGCTGTGGTAAATTTATAGCCTCTAATTTTGCCTGTGGCTGCAACTGCTTTGGCTGTCGTTACTAGATCAGTAAATTTAGTTTTATTTGCTGTTGCAGCAATCAACATGGCTCTACCTTTTGTGGTAAACTTAAACTCGCCATCCTCATATGTTGCATAATCAGATCCCAAAGCAAATATGTTTTTAATTTCTTTAGTTGAATTTTTATCTCTCAACTGCATAGAAAGTTGTTTTTCTGTAAGTCTTACATAATCTTTTTGTTTTTGTTCATTTAATGCAAGCTCTTGAACTTTTAAATCAAAAGTTTCAGCTTCTAGTTTCATAGACTGTAGAGTTTGAGCCGCAGTTAAATCCAACTTAGCAAACGCTAATTCATCTAAAACTTCATTTCTTGCTGTTTTATATTCTAGTTCTGTTTTAAATTGAAACTTGTTTTCTTCTAGTTTTGCAAGTTCTCCGTATGCTTGTATTTTTAAGGTTCTTTCTGCTATTTTTGCAGCTTTCTCATCTTTCATAAGATCATATCTTATTTTAGCAAGACTTTTTCTGTCTTCTCTTTCTTGTTGATTGATTTGATTTAAGTCTTTACCAAAAGATTCAACACCAAAAAGTAAACCTTTTGATACGTTTGTGAGAGCATTTCCGCTCTCTCCTGCTGCTGTGGCTAAACCACCTTTAATCATGGACATCCAAAAAGCTGTCACCCTATCATCGTCATACTGTCCTTCTTTCAAATCTAAAACTTCTCTAGCCTTTTTATCTACATCTTCAAGGCTTATTTCGTCTTCTTCTTCTTCCATCAAAGATTCTATTTTTTTCATATAATCTGTTCGTTTAGCATCGTCTGCTTCATATCGTCTATCTATATTTGCTAATTTGTCTTTGAAAGCTTTATAACTACTCGCTACATCAGTGAGAAAACCAGATTTTTTTGTATCTGCACCTAAATTTTTACCCTCTGGAAATTTTTCGTCTTCTGGCTTTTTATCTATTATACTCTTAGTTGTGTTATTAATTTGAGTACCGGGTGCTCCACCTTCTACATTGTCTGGAAACTTCTTGCTCTCACCGAATTCATCAACTTGTGGAATATTTGCTTTGTCTTTTTTTGCTTTGTCTTTTTGAATTTTTAATTGATCTTTTATTTCTTTTTCAACTGTGGCTAAATCTTTACCTTCAATTATGTTTTTTTCTTGTTTTTTAAATACATCACTACCAATCAATGGAGTTTCTGTTGTACCAGTCTCCACAACTTCTGGTTTCATTTTATATGTTTGAGTGTTTCTGTCGAAAAAAACATTTGCGTATTTGTTTTCTATAAAAGAAGGAGTAGCAGTGACAGCACCTTTATTAAGTTGTTCCAATTCTGAAGCAGTTATATTTATTTTTTGAGTGCCACCAAATTTATAACCTTTAACTGCACCACCACCAGCATAATTCTGTACTGCACCCATCAACTCTGGAGATGATGCAAGAATACCCATAGGTTGTCTGCTGTTATACATATTCATAACTTGTTGTGCGAACATTCTTCTTTTTAGTGGATCATTCATTAAGCTTTACCCCCAAAAGGAAACCCTCTTCCTTGATTCATTAGACCATAAGCACCAAGACCTGCTTGTGCAAGACCAAATAGTTGTGATGACGTACTAGGAGGAGGTGTTGTAGTTCTTGAAAAAGTTTGTTGTAGTGCTGGTACACCTCTGAATATATCAGACATAAATCCAATTTGTTGAAACGGCAGAGCTTGTTCAGCAAGTGTGTTTGCTCTTGCGACATCAAGTTCTCTTTGTCCCTGCTGTTGTTGTAAACTACCGATTCCTAGCAAAGTATTTATATCTTGAACACCCATTTGTTGTCCTAGCTGTCCAAGACCAGCTTGAGAAACACCTAACTGCCCAGCTAGTTGTGCTTGTGCCAACTGTTGCCGTGCAGCTTGTTGTGCTAAATTTTGTGCTTGTTGAAAACCTGCTGATCTTAACTGTGCACCAGTTCTTGCTTGTTGATCCAATACGTTTGCTGCAATTTCACCTTGTGCAATACCTTGTCTTGATCCACCAAATGCTCCTTGACCAACAGAAGCAGCACCTAATTGTGCTTGTTGTTTTGCTCCTTGTTCTGCAATATCAGCTAAAGTAGTGTCTATTACTTTTTCTGTGAATGGATTCATAAAATCTTGGAAAGAAGTGGGGGTAAAACCTGCTCCTTGTGCTCCTGCTATGCCTTGTTGAACAGCTGTGCTTCCTTGTTGTAAAAAAGGTGCAAATGAACCAACACCCCCTAAAGCATTAGCTATTGCTTGTTTTTGTCCCTCTGAAAGTCCTGCTAATTGCTGTTCAGCGAAAGGCATCTGTGAACCAGGTCCCGTTAATCCTTTTGCACTTTCAAATATATCTGCTAAAAACTCTTCTTGAAAAGGAGCTAGTCTTACTATCTGTTCTTGTGTTGCTGTAGCCATTATGCCGCTCCTTCTAGTTGTGACATCATATCATACATTCTAGCAGCACCGATATTTCTGTCGCCACCACCTGCACCACGGACAGCCTTTGCAGTTAGCACAAACTCTCCGTCTGACAATCTAGCAGGAACTGAATCACTGGTTCCTGTACCGGGGCCCTCTACTTCACCACCACCTGCTGCAAACATTGTGCCTAGACCAGATTGTCTTTTTCTATTATCTTCAAAATATTGTTCACGCTCTTCTTTGTTATCTAAATTATACAGTTTATTACCAATACGTCCATAGCCTAATCTAGTTGTGCCTTTTGGATAATCTCTTATTGGTCTTTCTTCTGGCTTTTCTTCTCCACCTAATGCTCCTAGTAAACCCAGTCCAGCACCACCTAACGCTATTTTACCAGCAGTAGACTCTGGAATCATGCTTTTTAAGAATGATCCAATGCCACCTGTGTCTGCTGTTTTTACGGATGTGATTGGATTACCTGTTACAGCACTAGTTGTTGATGGTGATGCAAAAGGAGAACCAGAAGTATCAAAATTAAAACCCTTACCAAAGTCTTTACCACCCATCGCATATGTTGTACCCCCTGCAAGTGCTGCATTTAATAAAGCTTCTTCTGCACTTCTACCTGCTGCAAGAGATCCGATACCCGATCCTATGGACGCACCTACAGGTCCGCCAAAATACATACCAATGGCACTACCAATCACTGGTGCAGCTTTTTTTAATGCCCTTGTGATGTTTTTAAAAATGCCCATAACTCATATTACCAATAATTTATTTTTTTCACAATACTATATTCTAGCCAAAGCACTTGTCGATACTCTCGTTTTAGATAATTCTTGAATACTTGCTACAACATGCAGTCTATTTGCAGTTGCAGCTTGTACTTTTAGTATTTCTCCACTCTGTAATATTAAATCTCTTGTGAGTAATTCTACTGTAGTGTTTGCTCCTACTGCCTTAACCTTAAATAAACTAAATACGGCAGATGCAGTATTAGTTAAAGTGACAGTTATAGTATCGGCATTACCACTATCTTCTGATACTAATATAGAGTTTACAACAGCTGCATTGAAATCGGCATCACTAGGAACAGTAAACAAAGTGGTTGCATCAGTTGTAGTTAAATCTAACTTTGCATTTGTAACACCTTGAATATATTGAGGAATACTGGTTATAAGCATTAGCGTCTACCATCCTCTCTTATATCCACCCTTGGTGAGCCTAGTCTGTATTTTGTTCCCAGTGATGTGGAATCAATTCTTAAAGCAAAAGAACGTCCTCGTAAACGATAATTTAATTTTTCGGTATACTGTTCTACAGTGCTAGGTGATTCTCTTGTTGTAGTGGCTTGTGTTGTTTGATTGAAGTTTGCACCAGGATTGTTTCTTGTTTTAAGAGTAAAACTTACAGAAGGATTTGTTGCTGTAGATCCGTTGAACGTAATGTCTGGAATAACTTGTTTCAAAAACAAGAACTTATCTCCATCTCCTATATCAATAGATCCAGATTCTACAAAAGATGTCATAGCACTTCCGTCATTATCAAAACCTACTTCATGGTTGTATAATAATGACGAATCTGTTGCCATAGGTAAACTTCTAATGCCTCTATCTAACCATGCGTCTCTTGATAAGTTCCCATAGTACCAAACTTTTTCTATGTAATTAAAAATTACATAAGCATTGATATTAATGTTTGGATTTCCATTAGAGTCTTCTTTTTTTGGGTAGAACCAAATAATTTCTCCAAATTCTGAATTTAAGCCTACATGAACTTTATCTTTTTCTTCTGTGTTAAAATCTAAAAAAACTTTATCTTTAACTGTACAAGGTAGTTGAACAGTTTGACCTCCAGAATAAACATAAAAGGTATCTAAACCCATCCAGTAAACTGCATCTTCGACTGGTATGGCAGAGAACGGAGACATAATTGTTATGTTCTTAGATAGTTCTTGTAGACCAAATGTAAATGGTGGACCTATAAACTTCATAGCGTGTAGTGTTTTATTAGTGAATACGAGTATCTGTTGTTTTGTTTCAACAGCTTGTACGAAGGTAGATCCACCACCTAACCTTAAATCACCTGCTGTGTTTGTGGCAGTTGGAAACCATTGAACTGGGTTTTCTTGACTGCTAAATCTAATTAACAAAGGATCTTGTACACCATTACCTTGTGTTGCAGATGAATTAGCTCCAAAACCATCACATCCAAAAGCTATAACATGTCTATCCTGGTCAGAAACAAGAACTTGTTTTGCAACAGTAGGAACACTTGTTTCTCCTGAATATGTGCTTGTTGCACTTAATTCTACGGCTCTAGTGCTTAATCCGTTTGTTTTATCCCAATAAAATATACCTCCATCTCTAGGATTTATAATTAAATCTTCACCAAAATTGTCATGTGAGTATAATCTTATTTGATTACCAGTTATTGTAACATTTGCCGATTCACCCCACCCTACAAAATCATTTGTGGCTGGATCATTGCCTTTTGCTAATCTAACTAAAGTACCATTAGCATGTGCTACGGCTACTGAAAAAGAGTTAGCATTTTGTGTATCACTAGCTGTTCCTGTTGGAGTTGTGTTAGCATTAAGACCACTATGTCCACGAGCTACAGTTAAATCATTTGTAGAAACACCAGAAACAAATAATAGCTCTTTTTCTATTAATATAACATCACCGACAGCAATACCTGTTCCACTCGCAACTGTTAAAGTTGTATCAGAAATAGAATATTCTGCACCCTCATTTATTGTCGTAGCTAACGCTCCGTCAGTTGTACCACTCCACTGTCCTGCACCCCAACCAGTGCCACCAACAGTAGTATCTGTTCCAGTATTAATTTGATAAGCACCGACAACACTACCACCACCATTACCACTTTCATCAGAGGAGTTAGCGGCAACTGCTGATGTTATTGTATAAGAATTGGAACTTATAATAGATGTTATTTGATATTCTATATTTAAAACAGTAGCAGTTATAGTGCCACCTAAACTTGCAGCACCAGAAAATGTAACAAAATCATTGACATTTGCACCGTGAGCCGCATCTGTTACAGTAATTGTTGTTGATCCGTTGGTTGCGGCAAATGTTATATCACCTGCACCTGTGGTAACTCGAATAGGAGTGATATCATTAAAAGCATTACCCTCCTCAATATAGTATTTTAAGTGAGTGCCTACACCAAGAAAATCAGATCCATCCAAAGCAACCCAATTGTGTAATCGTCTAGCAGATCCTTGATAAGTATTTGATGATCTTTTTGCCCAACCACCAAACTTTTCTGGAAAACCTAATCTAAATCTAACTAAATCACCATCAACAAAACCACCTTCGTTTGTATAAGCAGTAACATCAGATACTATACCAGGTTTAAATTGTAGTTTAGTAAACGGCATTGTTTATCCTTTATTGAGCGTTACTCATTACAAAAAATCCATCAGGATCAAAAGCACCTCTAACAGAAACTTCAGAAGGTGTTGCTCTATATGTTTTTATTTGAAGAGTACCTTCTGCTTGAGCATGTACAGTATTGTCTCCTACGTTTCTGCTTGTTCCATCGTCATCAAAAGTGGTGATTGTGGCAGCATAATTTGCATTACTATAATCTGTAGCAATGACTATAGTAAAATCACCTGTTCCATTATCTGTTACAGAATCAACATTAACAGAAGCTGTAAGTGCTGGTGATCCTCCAGAAATAGTTACTTTAGCACTCATGCTTATATCGGTAACACCTGTAAATGAACTTGCCGTGACTGTGCCTGACACTACTAAATTACCACTAGAGCCTAATGTCATTTTTTCTGACGCAGCACCTGATTCTGCTGTTTTAAAACTTAGTTTTGTTGAGTTTACAGATGAACTAAAGTCACCTTCTGATATAGCTTCAATACCTGCACCAACTGTAATAGCATCGGTCCCTGCACCTTCATCAGGTGCTATGAAATTAATAACACCTAATTTGTCATTAAGAGCGATATCATTATCACCAGCCGCTAAACTAATTGTAGGAAATTTATCATCACCACTTGCTGCGTGTTTAAGTGTTAGACCACTATCTGCAACATGAGTAAGAGTTATTTCTGAATCTGCACCAAAACTTATTACGGCACTATCGCTATCTAGTTTTAAATCATTGCTAATATTGACAGAGGTTGACGCATCAATGTCTACTACTGGTGCTGTAATAGCTATTTCTGTGTCAGCACCTATATCTAACTGTCCATCAGTAGAAGATAATATTTTTAAATCACCATCTCTAAATCTTAACTCTCTTGCATCGTTTATTAATATACCAGTGTCGTGTACATGAGTAATTGTCACTTCACTGTCTGCTCCAAACTTTAAAACTGCTGCATCAGAAGCAAGAGACAAATCATCTCCTACAGAAAAATCTCCAGATGCAGACGAAATTTCTTGTTTTGTGACAGCAGCACTAGAACCTGCACCATCGGCAAATACCCAAGCTGTTTCACCATTGGTTATTGTTGCATTACCACCACTTCCTTGTGTTAATATAACTGAATAAGGACCAGAGCTTCCTGAATCAGTTGTAGAATTCTTTACTAAATAAACTTTATCTTGGTCATTTGGACTAATTGTAACTGTATTGTTTCCGCCTATAGCACCAGTAAAAACCAAAACTTTAAAACCACCATCAGATAATGCACCATCTGTAGTTGTCAAAGGATGTGTTGTTGTTCCTGCTATATCAATAGATTTAACACCATTAATTGCTCTATCTATTATATCTAAATTGTTGTTTGTGGTGGTTCCCCAAGTTCCAGCTTGTTCACCAGAACCTATTTTTTCTATACCACTATTAGATGTATATGTACTAGCCATGTTTACCTCACTATTTCCGTGTATGTCTCTGTGCCACTAGGAGTCACTTCTGTATAAGTTTCTGTACCACTTGGTGTGATCTCTGTATATGTCTCTGTTGTAGCATCAGTTTCTGGTGGTACAACCTCTACGAACAGTATATCCCCAGAACTAGTTTTTGTAAAATTCAAATCTACCGAAACAGGTGCTACAATAGGTATTAATCCACCTGGAGATGTTTGTATAAAATTAGCACTTACATCTGCCTCTGCCTCGTTGACTAAACGTATGTTTTCTGTAGTTTGTGTAAAGTTACTACTCACTTCTGCATTTACACTACCTGATATAAATATTCCAACACTTGTTTGTGTGTTGTTAAAACTTAAATCTGCAACTCCAGCTAATATACCAACTCCTACATTAGAGCTAGACGCAAGACCACTCATTTCTGCTACACCGACTTGCAGAACTCCTTGTTCAGCTATGGCGTTTTCACAAAAAGCAGTGGCTCCAAACATTAATTATAATCCTCGTTTTCTTTTTCTAATTCTTTTCTTAATCTTTGTACTCTGTTTTCCAAAGTGCTAATTGTAGTGTAAATGTGTCCACTGCCACTTGGTCGTATCTCACCTTTTAAACACTCAATTTCATCCATCAGTGCTATTATGTGTGTAAATTTAGAATTGTGCATTGTAATACTTTGCTTTGTATCTTCGTTATCTGTTACAAGTATTGGTTGTCCAGTTCTCATTTTAATCTCCCCTTTTATTATGCTAAGTCTCCCAATGAAGAAGACGCTATGTTTTGATTTCCATCAGCAAGAGCGTAGCTAAACTTTTTATTAGAAGTCCCATAGCCAGTTGTAGCTTGATCTACTGCATCATTAATATTATGTACAAATATACTGCCACCATCTTGTTTATCATCTGACGATGAAAGAACTGCATAGTTAGTGTTATTCATATTATTTGTAAATTGTGGTGCGTAAAGACCTACACCTGAATCTGTAACGGAAGCTGTGTTAAAAGAATCAGCAACTGTTACGGAGGCAGTGGATGTTCTAACCCATTGTTTTACTTGACCTTGTGCGATATTATTTGTAGCCGATCCACCCTCTGCCTTTACCACTGCTGTATTAAGTAATGTTACAACTCCTCCATCAGCAACTGTTATGGCATCGTCACCATCTGTAAATTCTATAAGAGCAGTTTTAAATGCCACTTGATGTCTTGCTAAATCACTTGCTCTAGTCATGCTTTATATTCTTTTCCTGTTACGATTGCTTTATCAACTTCAGTCATGTCCTCACTTGTCCAATAATCTTTATCTTTCATTATTTCTAAGTGTAATACATTTCTATCTACAGCAGCTTGTCTTTCTTCTTTTGTATAATCTGTCATTGCTGTACCAGCTATTATTTTATTAATTAAATTAACACTATGACCCATTGCTGTATAATCTTGAGCAATACCCTCTTTTGTTTTTTCCACTTTATTTTCCACTTTATTTTCCTTCCAAAACTTTTATTCTTGCAGATAGTTCTTGTATTGCCTTTACGAGCATTGGTATCAACTCTGATGGTGCAAGTCTTTGTCTACCATCTACCTCATCTGCCTGCCACATTTCAAAACCATCTTTAATTTCAGAATGATTATCTATTACAGCTTTTACTTCTTGAGCAATAAATCCATGTTGAACTTTATCACCTCTACCCATAACTCTTGTATCAGAATTAGCTACATAAGAAGCATGGTCAGAAGGAACATCTTTTTCTTTTTTCCATTTGAATGTAACAGGTCTTAAATCATTTATAAAAGATAATCCAGCAGTTGATGTTTCTATTTCTTCTTTGTATCTTTCATCTGATGGTGCTGTTATAGATGTTGCACCTAAAGCAATGTTAGAATCAGTTGTACCATTTCCAAAAGTAAATTGTGCGTCACCTGTGCTAGTTGTACTATTACCAATTAAAATTGAATTTACTCTACCTGCGGCAGCAACATTGGTTTGATTTCCAATTACTATATTACCACCACCAGTTGTTAATGCTGTACCAGATGTCGCAGACTCTCTGCCTATACAAATGTTTGCAGCACCTGTCGCACTAGCACCTGCGAAAGAACCTATCATTACGCATTGTCCGTTTTCAGTCATTGCTTGACCCGCTCTTTCGCCAATAAAAGTATGTGAGCCACCAATTGTTACAGAGTTTCCTGCATTCTGTCCAACAAACACATTTTCAACTCCCGTTGTACAAGATAAACCAGCGTTTTGACCAATTGCTGTATTTCCACTTGCTGTAGTATTAGCAGCTAAAGCAGTTCCCCCTAATGCAGTATTATTACTTCCAGCATTAACAAGACCTGCATTATCTCCTATTATTGTGTTAAGATTATAAGCACCTGCTGTAGCGTTTGCCATAACATTATCGCCAATTAAAACGTTTTGTTGACCTGTGCTTAATGCTATTCCACAGTTGTTACCTATACATACATTTTCACCATTACCTGTTGATATATTTATTCCTGCTGATGAACCAATTATTGTATTAGATACTGATGTTGTAATACTATCTCCTGCTATTCTGCCTATACAAATATTATTACTTCCTTCAGTTATTGCTGTACCTGCCTGAAATCCTACTGCCACTGTATGATTAGCAGTAGTTACTGCACTACCTGCTAAACCACCAATGAAAACATTAGTTCCTCCCGTAGTTAAACTTGTTCCTGCTTGGTGTCCAACTGCTACATTATAAATATCTGTAGCACTTGTTAAGTTTTGTGTTGCTAATGCACTATCACCAATAGCAATAGATTTTCCCCCAGCAGTATCAGACTGTAGTGCTGATTTTCCAACTGCAACATTAGAGTCACCAATTGTGATTGCTGTACCAGCTTCATCACCTACTACCACATTGTTATTACCACCACTTGCTATGGCATCTCCTGCGTTCTCACCTATTCTTACATTAGATGTACCACTTGTAGATGTTATTATCTCACCACTAAATGTCGCATTACCTGTTGTAGCAAGTGTGCTAGACAGAGTTGTCGCACCTGTAACTCCTAGTGTGCCACCCATAGTAACATTGCCATCAAACGTACCACCATCTGCTTTACTTACAGTGTCTGCAACGCTAAACACATCAAAAACAACAACCTCAACTATGTCATTTACTGCGGCACCAGTTCCTAAAACAATAGCTGTTCCGCTTGTAGAAGTATAATCTGCTTCTCCTAACTTTACGCCATTTTGAAACACATCAACAAATGTGCTGTCTTTGTAGCTTAAAGTTATACCCTCTGCACCAGCACCAGAAAAACTAGTTTGACTAGCTGTGGCAGTGTATGTATGTTTTTTTCTGACCCCATTAAAAGGGCTGACTCCAATGTAAGGCATTACGCTAAATCTCCTGCACAAATAGTACAAGAGTTTGCCATGTCTCTTGCAGAATTATTTTCTATATCAACCCTTGGAATAGCTGTAGTTGATAAACCACCAACAGTGAAATATTGTGTGCTATCTGCGTTTGCAAGTTCTGCTTGTGCCATACAAGTTGCACACATATTAGTATTTGACCAATTGTTACTAGGAACAATTACATAATTTCCAGTGCTAGAATCTGTTACACTTGATACATTTAAGCTATCATTTACAGCAGGTGTGTCTTGATTGAATCTAAGCCATTGTTTAACTAAACTTTGCACAAGATTTTGAGTAGCTCCGTTACCCTCTGTGTCAAATATCGCATTTTCACCAACAGTATGTACACCTGTAACAGCAAGAGTTCCTGCTAAAGTAACTCCTTCACTTGATGTAGCAGTTAAAAATGTAGCATCACTGGCATTTGATATACCTTGTACACCATCGCCTATAACTTTAGTTAATGCCATCTAGCTCTCCTATTCGTAAGGACTATCGCCTAACAAATCTTTATCCCATGCAGCTTTCAACTTAGCTATCGTATCTGCACTTGATATAGCACTTGCTGCTGGAGCATCTCTTAACTTTTTCTTAGTTGCTGCACTTGCAGTTTGTGCAGAACTATCTCCAGCCTCTAATGCTTTCATATAGACTACATCTTCTGCTGCTAATAATGGAGTTCTAACCTCTCTAATTTTATCTTGAAAAATCTTTTTAGATTCAGCTAGATCTTCTGTTATGGTTTTACCAGATAATGTCCAAGCATTTCTGAAATGTCTATCTGATGGCACAGTTGCATCTGATGCTGCAATAGTATTACCATCTTTATCTACTATGTTTGTTGTTGCCATTTAAGCCACCTCATCTTTCTGTATGGTTAGTTCTTCATTAATCTTCCAAGCATTTCGCCATACTCTAGTGCTAGGAAGTTGTTCTTTTCTGCATATAACTAATCTAGGCTTGTTGCCTTTATCCCAGTTTCTCCACACCTTTTGTGGTATATCTTTCATAATTAAATACTCTATGGCTCTTTCTTCTGTCATTGCCTCTATTGGTTTTGTGTTATGTAACAAATATCCTCTTGTATGTTTTTTAAAATCTGGCTTTGCTTCATCCTTTGCTAACTCCCAATATACCTCAACTGGAGGTAATATTCCACCCTGTAATGCACAAGCCATCCAATTAGGATCAGGGTGTGTAACTTTTGCTGGTGCATCTAAATCGTCTGGATCTTCCCATACAACACAATATTCTGTTCTTACTGGCTCTAGCTTTTCTTTTGCCCAACACAATCTATCCCAAAGATGTGTGCCTTGAAATTCTGGTGTAGTTATTGTCATGCTAGTTCTCCTACAAAATTTGTACAAGCTGGTTCAGCATCACCTTGAGTACCATTTGTGTCTTGCATATTTATTGTTCCTTGAGCAGTTGTAAAAGGATCATCATGGTCATACGTTTGTATTCTTGTATAACTGCCACCATCATGCACACCTATTCCACCTGCTGAGTAATTTGCATTAGCCATGTTATTGGTAAAATTTGTGCCATAATCACCTGTTCCATTATCAGTAACAGAGCCTACATTGAAGCTGTCATGCACTGTTGCTTGGTCGTGATTAACCCAAGCCTTGTTTGTACCCATCAAAAGATAGTCGGTATCAATACTTCTTGCAGTGCCATCTATCTGCCCACTTGTCGTTAATGTATCAAATGCTATTGTTCCGTTTGCCATTATGCCAAGTCTCCCAATGTAATTATTGAATAATTACCACTATCGTTGTCGCTTCCAGAATGACTATGAATTACTGTTCTATGACTACTAGTTGCTTGTGCAGATGTTCCATAGGTATTATCTCCACCCGGCAGTCCTGCTCCTGCAAAATGTGCATTTCCCATATTGTTTGTAAAAGTTGCCGTGGTATCTCCAGTGCCATTATCTGTGGTAGAAGCAGTGTTAAACGAATCTTCGTTAAATGTTCCGTTTGTTGCTCCATGAATCCAATGTTTAGCCAACCCTTGTTGCACACTTGTCTGATTACTACCCTCACCTCTAATAGTCAAAGAGTTAGCACTAGCACTAACTACAGGTGTTGAGCCAATAGTTATGGTTGTTGCAGTAGACTTACCAGTTAATGTATCAACAATGATGGTACTCATGCTAAGTCTCCATGTATTGAGCCTAAACAAACAGCATCACTTATACCACCATTTTGATACATTTTTATTCTTAGTGAAGAAGATTCTATACCTGCAAGTTGTTCACCACTCGCACTAGTTTGTCCATCATAAGCAACAGTTGAACCTTTACCTGTTCCATAAGTTGCATTGTTCATATTATTGCTAAATACAACTGAAAAATCCCCAGTTCCTGTGTCTGTTATGCTACTAGCATTAAATGAATCTGCCAAAGAACTTCCGTCTGTAATTCTGTAAAACCACATTTTAGCAAGACCTTGAACAATACTAGTTGTAGCACCTCCACCATCTGATGTAGCTACTGCGTTAGTACCAATAGTATGTACACCTGTTACAGCAAGAGTTCCACCGACTGTAGCATTTGCACCACTTAAAGTTATAGCAGTATCAGTACCACTTGTGCCTTGTATTTTATTAACTCGTATTTCACTCATAAAATCACTAGCCTTCCACCATCATTAACAGTAATGGTTTTATTACTTGCCACAGTTAGTGGACCTGTAACATTAGCGTTTTCTGTCGCAGTTATTGTAATATCATCTGATAGAGTTTGCACATTAGTTCTGAATATACCACTAGCTTTGTATGTACCACTTATCTCAAGAGGTGGTGTTACTGTGCCAATGGTTCTATGAAGATAATACACAAAGATATTATTACCAGAATTATTAGATGGTGCAGCAGTAAATGTTAAAGTTGTGCCACTGGATACTGCATAAGCCACTGATGGTTCTTGTATAACGCCATCTACAGATACAAGAATATCTTCGTCAGTGCCAACTGCTTCATCTAATGTAAATGCAGTTGTTGAACCATCACCAGAAAAAACTGATGCTGCTCTTGGTGTAACAAATCTATCAACTGTAGGATTACCAATATAAGGCATATTATGTTATCTCCATGTAACTCATTATAACAGATACTTTATCTGCCACTGAACAAGCCACTTTGATTATATCTCCTGCGTTAAGTATTATTTTATTACCAGCCATTATCTCAACTGTAGAACCAACTGGCAAAGGAATATCTTTTACAATATGTGCAGTGGTGTTTTGTGTTTGACTTGTTTGTGTTGTAGTAGACGTAAGTTTTACTGTGGCAGTAACTTGTGCAGTATGCACATTAGCTAGTGTTAATCCTATAATAACAACAGTGCTTCCAGATTGTGTTGTGTAAAGTGTCTCGTCAGTATCTGCACTTGCTGACATCACATCTCTTGTTATAACCTTAAATGTATTCGCCATAATATTATCCTAACGCTATTGCTAAAGCTGTTGCCTCATCTGATGCCTCTGTTAATGTTATTGCAGATATATCGCTTCTTGTTTCTGCTGCACTTCTTCCCTCTAATCCATTTGCTGTAAATCTTGCAAAGTCATCATCAGCAACACTTGCATGATCTATCTTTACAGCATTTGTATTAGCTATGCCAAAGGTTAACGATGCCTGACCACCAATATCTGATAGCACCTCACTTGCTGACCTGCCTTCGATAGAAGTTCCTGCAACTCTAAGAAAATCATCATCTGCTACACCACTAGTGAATATAGGAATATTAGTATCAGATATTCCAAAAGTTAAACTAGCTTGACCACCGATGTCGGACAAAACTTCACTTGCTGATCTTCCCTCTATTGATGTTCCGTCTACACGCAAAAAATCATTATCTGCTACACCAGATGTAAATTTTGCTACGTTTGTATTAGAGATACCAGTATCTAATGTTGCAGCTGTGCCTAATCCTAAAGATGTTCTAACTGTTGAACCAGTTTCCAAAACAAAATTAGCTCCGTCACCTACAATAAAGCCACTGTCTGTTACTGCTAACCCAGCGACATCTTGTAGTTGTGCATCTAATCTTGCATTTGGCACAGTACCACTTGATAGGTTAGAAGCATTTAATGCAGTTAAATTACTACCATTTGCTGCAACTATATTCCCACTTCCATCTAAAAACACTGTCTTTGACGCTGGTAATGTGCAAAAAATAGTTTTTGTTCCTGCACTGAAGTTAACTGCACTATCACTGTTTGAGCTACTAATAACTGTGCTTCTTGTTATTGTGGTTGAATCACCATTGAGTGTACCCAAACCAACTTCAAACTCTGCTGTACCGGGCAATGTTACTGCATAGTATGTCGTGTTAGAATTACCAACGCCAGTTCCAAAAGTCTCAAAACCAGTTACCGCACCTGCTAATGTTAAAGCACCAGTGCCAGTTGTGGTCGTTGTTTCTTTTACCCTGTCATTTATTACTAACGCCATTACTTCAACTCTATCGTTAAGTTATTTGCATTAATTCTAAATATATCACCAGTCGCTATTGTTTTACTTGCGTCTAGTGCTCCTATAAATAAAACATTTCCACCTGATCCTTCTGTATCTAAACTAGCCGTTGCATGAGTTGCAACAAAAACATGACTTATTGTGTTACTTGTTCCAGTAGATGCTGGAAATTCTATATTGGCAGCATTTTTTATTGTTTGTGCCTCTGTAGTATCAGACGTCAATGTCCAGTTTGCTGCTGTCACTTGCTGTCTTGCATAAGCACCAAAAGTAGCCTCTGTGATTGTAGGTTCATCTGTTTCACCTGTTGAATCATTGAAGTTAGATACTGCTGTTGCCAGTCCAACATAAATACCATCTCCA